CTTTTGTCCCATTAGGTAGATCTGGGCAAAATTATGTACAAAGAACAGGCACATATACAGGAAGTAATGCTTCTTTTATCCCAGTTACCATAACTCAGGTTAGAAACAATGCTACATATATTGTTATATTTTCAGGAGTGCTTGGTGATGTAAGTGGTGGTAGGGTTCAATATTCAATAAATGGAACTACATGGGTTAATGCAAATGGTAATACAAACATCTCTTGGAGTGCTGGAACTTATAGAGGATATACTTATGTTTACACAGGACAAATAACAGGGTTATCTAGTACACAGTCAATTGTTTTTTGGAGGGTTTATTTCTCAGGTTCATATAATCATACTCAGCTTTCTTTAAATGTAATTATGGATAACACACAATGATGTACACATACACAGTATATAAAACTGCTACTGGTGAAATTGAATACACAACTTCAGGAGTGGCTCATGAATCTGATATACCTTTGGAGACAGGTTTTTCAATCATGGAGGGGTCTTATTCTGCAACTGAATACATTATTTCAGATGGGGAGGCAGTTCTAAGAACAGATAATGTTTTAGCAAAACTTAGGTTAAAACGCGATGTTTTACTATCTGAATCTGATTGGACACAAATGTCTGACAGCCCTTTAACAGACGCAAAAAAGACAGAATGGGCTACTTATAGACAGAGTTTAAGAGATGCACCTGTTACAAATGCGTCTATTACAAATATTGATGATGCAGTATGGCCAACTAAACCACAATGAGGTAATATAAGATTATGAAGAACTCAAACATTAACCAACCTATTGGTCATAAAGAACCTCATAAGTACAAAGATCTTTGTAGTTGTAAGTATTCATCAGTAAAAGACCATTCTGGTGAGATTCCAGGTGTAAAAGAATCTGATAAGAAATTTTATGATCTTTGGAGACAAGACAAGGAATAAATTATGCCATACGGACCGGGAACATATGGATCTAAAGTAGGAAGACCTAAAAAGAAAAAATCAATGACTAAGAAACCTAAGTCAATGAAAATGTCCTACAAGAACAAAAAGAAAAAGAAGTAAAAAATTATGGATAAGCTAGGAGTGCTTTGCGCACAAAAAGAAGTGTTACACGGACAACGTGCGAGAATAAGTTTAGATTTAGAAGTACTGTTAAACAGCCCAACTAGTATTCCTGAACATACTGAATACAGTATTGAAGTAGATAAACTAATTGGTCAGTTAGCAGAAGTAAACGATAAAATAAAAATTGTAGATTTTTTAATATCTACATCGGAGAAAGCAAATGGCTAATCAAAAATATATGCAGGCTGCAAAAGCTAGAAAAAAGAAAAGAAAGAAATCAAACTTAGCTTCTTTATATGGTAACCCTAACAAAATAACAAGAGGCGATATTATCACTGCGGCAAAAAGAAATGCGTAGAAGAGCCGTAAAGAAAAAATCTATGAAGGTTGTTAAATCTGGTGTATCAAAACGTCAGCAATCTTCAATAAACAAAATTAAAGACCCTAAACAAAAAGCTTTTGTTAAAAGACGCATGCTCATGGGAGACAGCATAACTAAAGCTAAAAAAGCTTATGCCAGCAAAAAGAAATTATCGTAAAGAATACGATAATTATCATTCTAAAGCAGCCCAAAAGAAACGTAGAGCTGGACGAAACAAAGCTAGACGCATTATGGAACGTGCTGGTAAGGCACGAAAAGGGGATGGTAAAGACGTAGCTCATAAAGATAATAACCCTTTAAATGCAAAAACAAAGAATATACGTATGGAATCACGTAAATCTAATCGTTCTTTTCCTAGAACTAAAACCTCAAGGAGAAAACGTAAATAACTTATGGTAGACTTATATTATGATTAAAAAAATTATTAAAGAAATAAACCTTTGTATGAAGAAAAGTTATACTAAAATTTTCAAACAAAGTTTAAGTATGCAACCGGCCCCTAAAAAAAGAGGTAGGCCAAGGAAGAAAAAATAATGCCAAGGAAAGCTACTAAAAAGAAAACCACTAAAAGAAAAGGTGCAACTCCTACTAAACCAGGTTTATATGCGAGAGTAAAGGCTGAAGCTAAACGTAAATTTAAAGTTTGGCCATCAGCATATGCTTCAGGGTGGTTAACTAAAACTTATAAACAAAGAGGTGGGGGCTACAGATAGTGGCTAAACCAACTGGTGGACTCACTAAATGGTTTAAAGAAGAGTGGGTAGACATAGGTAGAAAAAAGAAAGGTGGTGGATATGCGCCTTGTGGAAGAAAGAAAGCTTCTACTAAAAAGAAAGGATATCCAAAGTGCGTGCCAAAAGCAAAAGCTGCACGTATGACTGCATCGCAGAAAAGGAGTGCTGTAAAACGTAAACGAGCTAAAGCCCAAGGTGTGGGTGGCAAGCCAACTAGAGTTAGAACTATAGCAAAAAGGAAAACAAATGCCCGCAAAAAGAAAAGGTAAGATGCCAGCAAGAAATAAAAAGAACTTTCGTTCTACGAAGTCTGGTGCAGGTATGACAAAAGCTGGTGTTAAAGCTTACAGAAGATTAAATCCTGGCTCTAAATTAAAAACAGCAGTTACTGGTAAAGTTAAAAAAGGTAGTAAAGCAGCAAAAAGAAGAAAGTCTTTTTGTGCTAGATCTGCTGGTCAGATGAAAAAATTCCCAAAAGCAGCAAAAAATCCAAATTCAAGACTTAGACAAGCAAGAAGACGCTGGAAGTGTTAATTTTCTAGCTTTTTGAAAAAAACGACCTCACTAGAAGCCCGTGATGAACATATCTTAAGGTAGGTAAGGCCCTAAGTATCGGAAGACTTAAAATTTAATACAGAGCTTCTACGTGCGTTTAACGCGATTTTCCATTTTTACCTGTCTAATCGTGTATTTTTCACCTGCATTTTTTAAATTTATAAGTTTTTTCTGTAAATTGGAGTATTTTCCCCAATCTTTTATTTCTTCTGCGGTTCTACCACAACCTTTACATCTGTCATCTCCCCATTGGGTAACGGAACAAATTCCAATACAGGGGCAATCTGCAAGACTTGAACAACATCCTAGTGTTTTTGTGAGGTGTGTGAATAGAGTTGTTTCACTGTTTATCATTTTTTTCACTTACGCTATTTATTAGACGACGTAAATACCACTCTGCTTTAAGTAAATCCTGCTGTTTATTTTTGTGTTCATACCTCCAAAGGTATTTCATTACATTTCCTTTGCAGTACGCCTCAAATTGTTCAGCAGTCATACTTGCTCTTATTGCTTCAATACACTCTATACCACTTTGGTTATAGTGCATTGGCTTATTTACTGGGTCAAATTCCATTTCTTCCTCCTTTATTGTAAACATATGTCTATTAATTTGTCTATAAATTGATCAAAAGTCCCGGCATGCTTTAAATATTCGTTTAATGTAAAAAATTCTTTTTGGAAGTTTTGACTTACAAGAACGTGATCCGGGGATCCTAGTACGTAATACACTGGCATGTTGTAATCATATTGTTGTTGCAACCAAAGTCTTTGTTGTTTAGAAAGGTCTACGGTTATTTTAGACGAACCACGGGCGGGAAGTTTTTGTTTGTATTTGTATTCAATGAAGGCAAACCCTTTAGGGCCAGAGTAGAAAGTGTCAGGCACGCCCCCATGATATGGGTCGTTTATTTTCCATCTGTAAATTTCCTTTGGAAGTTTTTTATGGACTTTGTTAATGAAATCCTTTTCTTTCACATAAGAAGTATAACATACGTACATGGGTGCGAAAGAATAGTTCGCACCCGTACGCAGTTTAATTACTTAGAAACGCTTTCAAATACTTTTTTAGCGCTTTCGTAATCTTCGTCAGTTACCCAACCAACATTTTCTACTGCAATGTTGTAGAACTTTTGACCAGCTCTGTTTTGGGTTTGTGAAGAAGACATTTTCCATAGTGATGAAAAACGATCTCCACCAAGACGGGCAATTTGAGTATTCCATTCTCTTGATACTCTAAGCTTCGATGAAGCGCAATCAAAGATAAATGGTGTATCTAAATTACCAGTTTCTGCATCTTTCATAATTAAAAGATGGGATTGAGTTTGTGTGATATCAAAATCATCGGGGTTCAATCCTTGAGCTGTGAGTGTATCAATAGCGTCTTTTTCAGTACTATATGTACCTGCTAAGCCACCACCTTTCTCACGTTTTTTCCAAGCGACAAACTCTTCTGTAAACTTTACGTTAATAACGTAAATGTCTTTTCCGTAGTTTTCTCTTGTAATTGTATTAATAAAGTCGCCTGGTTTGCTACCTTCAATATACTCACTGTGGTTTTCGTCAACCTCATTACTGAGCTGTTGAAGTTGTTTAACCCTAGGGGTTTGCAAGTGGTCTGCAGTAACATTTTCGTTACCAAGACCACCACCAGCCTGCACGTGTGCAGGTACTTTATCACTTACTAGTGCAATATCTTTCATAGAACGTTCTCCTTTTTTCGTTGATATTGTTTATATTATTTTGACCTGAAGTTAATTCGGGTCAACTCCGTTGATGTTACGCCTGGAACAGCCTGTCCCATTTGTAACAACTCCCTATACGCAGTGGCTGACATACGTTTTTGCAGCAGCTCAAATTGTTTTGTATCAATTATATGCTGATGCAATGTATCCCAGTCATCTACTGTAGGAACTATTTCCTGTTTAATGGAAACAGTACACTGGTCGTTACCAACTCGATCAATTCCTTGTTCTTTAAGGCTGGTAGCGATTTGTGTTTCTAACATAGTTTTAGTATGTTTTAATTCTTTTTCTTGTTCTAACAAAGTGGCCAGATCCTGACGAACGTTTGTTAGTTCATTTAACATTTCATCTATAGTCAATGTAAAATCTCCTTATTTTTATTGTATGAGGTATTCATAGCAAGTCCCTCAGTTAGTTCTAATGCCTCCTTGCAAGCATCTGCTAATAAAAGTTGTAAATTTCTATTAGCATATTTTTCTGGTTGAGTTATTAATGCGTGTTCTATACATGTCATAATTAATGCAAGAGCTGTTGTTCTTTGTGGGCGTGAAGATAATTCGTCTAAAGTTTCGCCCATAGTTTCTTCAAGTAATCTTAAGATATGTTCATTCATTATTAAGCTCCGTAAGAATGTGAAGTA